GCGCTAAAAACTTTATTTGTAAATTTAAATCAGGCTTTTCAAATTTATTTAAAAGAAACTAATGTTTTGGATCATTTAAACACTCCAGAAGTACATTGGGATCCACAAAAAATTCAAAGAACATTACCTGGCGGAGGATATCATGTGTGGCATGTTGAAAGAGGAGGAACAAATTTAGAGTTGTTAAAAAGAGTTTTAGTTTATACGTTATACTTAAATGATGTTGAAGATGGCGGCGAAACAGAATTCCTTATACAAAATATGAGAGTTAAGCCTAAAAAAGGTAGAGTGTGTTTTTTTCCTGCCCATTTCCCATATTTACATAGAGGTAACCCGCCATTATCTGGAGAGAAGTATATAATGACTTCTTGGTTCTCAATAGGTAAATTTGATTAGCATCATTTCTGCGTTGTATATTATATAAAAACAAATATAATATATGAACTATGCCATTAATTAAAGCAAACTTCAGACCCGGATTCAATAAACAGGACACAGAAACAGGCGCAGAAGGCCAGTGGACTGATGGTGATAATGTAAGATTCAGATACGGACAACCTGAGAAAATAGGTGGTTGGGAAGAATTAGTTGACAATACATTAGCTGGCCCAGCAAGAGATCAGCATACTTGGACTGATTTAGATGGTCGTAAGTATGCAGCAATTGGTACGTCTAAACTATTAGTTATTTATTATGAAGGTTCTTTTTATGACATCACACCTTTAGACTCAGATCAAACAGGTTGTACCTTTGATACCACAAGTGGTTCTTCAACAGTCACTGTAAACTTAACAGCACACGATTTAGTAATTGGAGACTATGTTGTTTTTAAATCAGTTACCGTTCCTCCAGGTTCTGGTTATTCTGAATCACAATTTACTGATAATGTTTTTGAAGTTATTACCACTCCAGACGCAGATACGATTACCATTACGATGCCGGCAGACGCAACAGGCACAACATCTGCTGCAGGAGCTGCTACATTAAATAAATATGTAAACATTGGTCCAACTGTTCAAACACCTGCATTTGGTTGGGGTACAGATATTTGGGGATCAGAAGTTGGTGCAGAAGGTTGGGGTGAAGCATCCGACTCAACCAACGTGACTTTGGATCCAGGTAACTGGTCATTAGATAATTTTGGTCAAATATTAGTTGCAACTATTCACAATGGTAGAACGTTTACTTGGAATACAATTGCGCAAGATGGTGCAGCTGTTTTAGAGACAAGAGCAACCGTTATGACAGGAGCTCCAACAGCTTCGATTATGACATTGGTATCAGACCGAGATAGACACTTATTTCATATTGGAACGGAAGAAACGATCGGAACTGCATCTACACAAAATAAAATGTTTATAAGATTTTCTAATCAAGAAGACTTTAGCACTTATGCACCAACCGCAACAAATACAGCCGGAACATTTTTACTTGACCAGGGTAATGAGATTATTTCTGCGGTACAAGGTAAAGATTATATTTTAGTTTTAACCGATCAAGCTGCGTATGTAATCCAGTTTGTGGGTCCACCATTTACATTCTCACTTAGACAAGTCGGTTCTAATTGTGGATGTTTATCACAACACACACTCGTCTATGCACAAGGTGCAGTTTACTGGATGGGATTTGGTGGAGGCTTCTTTAAATTTGATGGAACTGTAAAACAGTTAGGTTCGCTTGTAGAAGACTTTGTATTTACAACAGGTAATTCTAATTTAGGAATTAACTATGATGCTGCAAAAGTTGCTTATGGTGAGCATAATAGTTTGTACAATGAAATATTCTGGTTCTATCCACAAGCATCATCCAACCAAAATGATAGAGTGGTAACATATAACTATGTAGAAAACACATGGCATACTGGTTCTTTATCTAGAACTTCATATCAAGATAACCATACATACAGCTTACCATACGCTACAGAATTTTTAACGACAGGAACTCCTACCTTTCCAACGATTAGTGGTGCCACAAATACTTTTGGTTCTACAAGATATTGGGCACATGAGACAGGTAACAATGCTGTTTTTGCTGATGGTACATCGGTAGCAATCTCATCGTTTATTGTATCCGGTGATTATGATTTAGATACACAACAAGGACTTAATGGTGCAGGTGAAAATATTATGCGAGTGTCACGATTTATTCCGGACTTTAAAAACTTATCTGGTAATGCAAAAGTGACTTTACGATTTAGAAACTATCCTGGTGAGTCTGAATCTGTTGATGATAACTATCCATTGATTACAGGACCATTTACGGTTAATACTACCACAACTTTTGTAAGTACAAGAGTGAGAGGTAGACAGGTAAGTTTAAAAATTGAGAATGATGGTAAAGATGAAAGCTGGAGATATGGCACACTTCGTCTTGACGTATCAGCAGGAGGCAGAAGATAATGGCTAGAATTACTCCAGTATTTCCAGACCCGATTGACGAATACACAGTCGACAATCAAAGACAATTAATTGAAGCATTAGATACTTTAAAGAACCAATTAAACTTTGGTTATCAAGAAGATTTAAAACAAGAAGTAGAAAGATTTACTTTCTTTAATATGAGGTTTGGCTGCTAATGAGTTGTAATAATGTAAACACAACTGGATCAACTACACCAGGATCAAGCGACATAGATTTTTTTCTTGCAGTTGCTAAAGGTGATTTTACTGGTTACACAAATGTTTCTAAGTTTGGATCTAATCCAGATATTAAATCATCAGGTTTTGAAACAATTTGGGACGGAAGTAATTTATATCCTTGGCCAACAAGTGCGGATACTTTAGATGTTGTAAGTGATGATGCGAATGATGATGATGGAAGCACAGGCGCTAGAACGATTGAGATACAAGGATTAGATTCTAATTGGGATTTATTAACTGAGACTGTTACTATGGATGGCACAACTACGGTTACAACTTCAGGAAACTTTCTAAGAGTGTTTAGAGCAAGAGTAGTTACAGCAGGATCAAGTGAAACTAACGAAGGAACAATTACGATGAGTCATACAACTTCTGGAGATTTACTTGCACAAATTAGTTTTAACACAATTGGACAAGGTCAAACATTGATGGCTTTATATACAATACCTGCAGGTAAAACTGGATATATTATTAATATTAATTTTTCATCTGCAAAAGATAGTGAACATACATTTAGATTAATGACTAGAGATAATACTGTAACTGATGCAGCTTGGAATGCTAAAGAATATGCATCAGCAAGAGGTGGTTTTAATAACTGGAGAAAGTTTGCAATCAACAAAGTAACAGAAAAAACTGATATTGATTTTCAAGCAATTGCAAATAATGCATCGGCATGTAATGGAGGATTTGAGTTAATACTCATAGATAATTAATGGCAAATTTTTATAAGAACGCATTTTATGATCCGGACACAACAAACGCAGTTACTGTGTACACATGTCCTGCAAACGCAAATGCGATTGTTCAAAATATTCAAATTACAAATGAGTCCGGCGATAAAGTTGTAAAAGCTGCGATTGTAGATGCAGACTCAACACCTGCCGATGAATCTTTTCAAATTGCTTACGCAAGTATAAGTGGACCTACAATTTGTAATCTTGCAAAAGGTCCTATTATTTTAGAAGAAAATGATGATCTGACTCTTGAATCTTCAGTCACAACTGGTATATCTGCTACTATAGGAATTTTAGAAATTAGTAGAGAGGACCAAAACGGATAATGAAAACAATTAAATGTGATACCAAGGAAACTTGGAGAAACACTAAGACAGGTAGAATATACGAGACAGAAGATGAAGTTAATATGGATATAACTTCAGATCCAAAAGACATTGTAAAAGATGTGACTGTAACTGTATCACCGGAAGGATTAGATGTTTTAAATAAACTCATGAATCAGAAATAATGAAAGCACCTAGAGGCGGAACAGAATTACAGTTTGAATATTTGACAAAGTATGTTGATTCCAAACTATTGGATCAAGTACAAATTACCACTTCTGTGCCAGAAAAAATTCCATTACATCCAAATAAAATAAATATCTTATGGCAAAAAAATTCTTATGATCAACCAAACTTATCGCCTTGGTTTCAAGATAAAAACAATCATAGCAAATATGATTGGTATGTATTTAATAGTCATTGGAACTATGAAAAGTTTAGAATGGCATTTGATATTCCAACAGAAAAATCTGTAGTGATTAAAAATGGTATTGACGAAATAACACCCGCGCCTCGTTACAGAGAAGGACCAGTTAGAATCATTCATCAAAATACACCTTGGAGAGGATTGAATGTATTATTGGCTGCGATGCAACTTGTGAAAAACAAAGATATTATTTTAGATGTGTATTCTTCTTGTGAAGTTTATGGTGCAGATTTTGCAAAAGCAAATGACCATGCATACAAAGAATTGTATGAACAAGCAAAACAATTAC